TTTTAAACGATGACGAGATCTTAGCTAGAATACCTGACCCTGAAGCAGTAGATTACTAAATATAACATGGAGAAAGCCATGCAACAAGAAGAAATGCTTGCCAAAGAAGAAACAGTAGAAGTAGAGCTTCCTACTGAAGAAAAGGAAGAAGAATCACAGAAAGAGAAATTGGAGGTAGTTGAAGAACAACCTACAGAAGATAAATCTGAGCAAGAAGAGTATAGTGAGGGTGTTCAAAAACGAATAAACAAACTTACCTACAAACTCAGAGAATCAGAAAGACAAAGTGAAGAAGCTATTTCTTGGGCTCAAAAAGTACAAGAAGAGAACGAGAAACTTAAGAAAAAAGCTGATTCTGCTAACACAGCAATGTTTTCTGAGTATGACAATAGAATATCTACTGAATTAGAAGCAGCAAAAGCTGAGTACAAAGAAGCTTTTGACAAAGGAGATACAGAAGCTATTGTCGCAGCCAACGAGAAATTATCCAGACTTTCTGTAGAAAAAGAAAGTCTCCGTAGAGTCTCTGAACAAAAGAAAAAGAAAGCTGAACAGGGTGAAACACAAACACCTGATGAAACTGCTTCTTTTGTACCTAATAATGCTGGTGCACCTGTACCAGATAAAAAAGCTCAAGACTGGGCTGCTAGAAACACATGGTTTGGACAAAACCAAGGTGCAACTTTCGCAGCATTTGGTATACATCGTGAGTTAATGGAAGAAGGATTCGATGGAACAACTGATGGGTATTATGAAGAATTAGACAAGAGACTTGCTAATTTTGGTATTACCACCGATAATGGTTCTCGAGAACAAGTTTCTGACTCTCCCGTGCAGAGAGTTGCTAGTCCCACAAGACAAGCTAGAAGTAATAAAGCACGCAGTAAGACTATTAAACTCACACAGAGTCAAGTAGCAATAGCGAAAAAACTCGGTGTGCCTCTTGAAGAGTATGCTAAATATGTTAAATCAAATTAAAAGGAGTATAAAATGACAGACAAAGATACTAATAACGTAGAACAATCTGTTGCTTCTGATCGATCTCCTCGATCTGCACAAGCACGAGAAAAAGAGTCTCGCAGAACACCATGGAAACAACCCTCTGCATTAGATGCACCTCCTGCCCCACCAGGATTTAAACATCGATGGATAAGAGAGTCTATATTAGGTCAGGATGACAGAACTAACATGTCCAAACGTTTACGTGAAGGATTTGAGCCTGTTCGTGCTGAAGAATATCCAGACTTTGAAGCTCCAACGATTAATGATGGTGTGCACGCAGGTGTAATCGGAGTAGGTGGATTGATCCTGGCTAGAATACCTGAGGAGACAGTTAAAGAGAGGCAAGCATATTTTGATAATATGACTGCTGATGCAATGAATGCTGTCGACACAGATTTAATGAGAGAAAGTAATCCTTCGATGCCTATTAGTCAACCTAATAGATCAACGAAAGTGACTTTCGGTAAAGGATCTTAATTTTATAATTAAGGTAAATTTAACACATATATATTATAGGTGAATAAAAATGGCGAATATTAATGACCCAGATGGTTTCACTCCCGCATATCATATGTCTGGTGGCGTAATCAGACCTCAAGAGTTTGCAATAGCAAGTGCTACAAATGCATCGATTTTTTCAGGTGACGTAGTAAATCTCTCGAGTGGTTATGTTATACAGGGTACTGCAACAGGTACTCCTCTAGGCGTATTCTATGGAGTGGAATATACAGCAACGTCAGGTGAAAAGATCTTCTCAAAGATGTGGACAGCTGATACTGCTACTTTAGGTTCTGCAGATGCAAAAGCCTATGTGTATGTTGACCCTGATATTGTTTACGAGGCTCAGTCTACTGGTACTCCTACACAAGCATCAATAGGTACAACTAACACTATAAGCACAACTGCAGGTGATACATCAACAGGTAGATCAAAAGAGGGTGTGACAACCACAACTTCTAGTGGTATTGCGACAGTAGTAGGCTTCCCAGATAAGCCAAGCAATTCTATTGGACAATACGCTAGAGTATACGTGACGTTCCCAGCCTCTGTGTTCGGTAATTCATAAGGAGTATAGATAATGGCAATTAACAGAGCCCAATTAGTGGCAGAACTAGAGCCTGGATTAAATGCTCTTTTCGGATTAGAATATAGCAGATACGAAAACGAACATGCTGAAATTTTTGATACAGAAAATTCAGACAGAGCGTTTGAAGAAGAAGTTATGTTATCAGGCTTCGGTGAAGCTCCTGTGAAAGGCGAGGGTGCAGCAGTCACTTACGACTATGCTCAAGAAACTTTCACAGCTAGGTATTCACACGAAACCGTAGCATTAGCTTTCTCTCTCACAGAAGAAGCTATAGAAGACAATCTGTACGACAGTATATCAGCTAGATACACTAAAGCGTTAGCTCGTTCTATGAGTCAAACGAAACAAGTGAAAGCAGCGAATGTACTAAACAATGGTTTCTCAACTTCCTTCCCAGGAGGCGACGGCAAACCATTAATGACAACAGATCATCCAACTTTAACAGCTGGTGATCAGTCTAACGAACCCAGCACTGCTGCGGATTTAAACGAGACTTCTTTAGAAAATGCAATGATTGACATTGCAGCTTTTAAAGATGAGCGTGGTTTAAAAACTAACGTTCAAGCTAGAAAGCTAATCGTACCACCAGCACTGCAGTTCGTTGCAGATAGATTGTTAAACACTCCAAACAGAGTTGGAACTTCTGACAATGATATTAATGCTCTTAAAAATATGAGTATGCTTCCTGACGGTTACACAGTTAACCATTTCTTAACAGATACAGATGCATTCTTCATTAAAACAGATGCTCCTAACGGATTAAAGCATTTTGTTAGAGCTGCAATGTCAACTGGCATGGAAGGCGACTTCGAGACAGGAAATATGCGATACAAAGCTAGAGAAAGATATTCTTTCGGATTTAGTGATTGGAGAGGCATATACGGATCTCCTGGAGCGTAAGTTCTAAACGATCTTTAGGAAGGGAGCATTTAGCTCCCTTTCTTTTTTTGCAGAAGTGATATATCATAAAAGTCTAGGATTTATTAACTTGTTTTACTAACTGACCTAGCAGACAAGCCAAGATAGTAAAACTTATTTTTCGGGAGAAAAATTATGGCAAAATCAACCTTTTCAGGTCCTGTAAGGTCATTAGCAGGATTTATTTCAGCAGGTAATGCTAACGTAGTTAGTTTAACTGCAGACACAACACTCACAGTAGATGCACACGCAGGTAAAGTTCTTACTTGTAATGATGCAGACGGTAAATTTACTTTACCAAGTATCGTAGCTACTGCTCCAGGAAGAGACGACGACCCAAACCAAACTAATAACTTAGGTGCTACTTTTACTTTTGTAGTAGAAACTGCAGCTACTGATATGGATATTCTTACTGACGGAACTGATAAGTTCGTAGGTGGTTTATATCTAGGTAAGAGTGACGCAGCAGGTAAAACTTTTATGTCAGGTGCTAGTAATGACGTCATTACTTTAAACGGTACTACTAAAGGTGGTATAGTTGGTACTGTAATTAAAGTGACTGCTATAGGTGCAGCCAAGTACGCAGTTGAAGGTATCGTTCTTGCTTCTGGTACTGTGGTTACTCCATTCGCAGACGCATAGGAGTAGGATATGGCAGATGCAGTAACCTCAACAACAATTGTTGACGATGATAGAAAAGCTGTTATACAGCTTACTAACACGTCTGACGGTACTGGTGAATCAGCTGTCACTAAAGTAGATGTAAGTGCACTAGCTACAAGAAGTACTGATGGTGCTACTTGTACAGGTTGTAAAGTTAGTAGAATAAACTATTCAACTTTCGGCATGAGTGTAAAGTTATTATGGAACGCTAGTACAAACACTATATGTTGGGATTTAAATTCTGACTATAGTGATGACATAGATTTTTCCTACATGGGTGGTCTGCAAAATACTGCAGCAGCAAGTGGGAAAACAGGTGACATAAAACTAACTACCACTGGACATGCTAGTGGTGATTCTTACGTTATAGTGTTAACAGTTGTAAAAGAGTACTAAACACATGGCGACCTCAGGGACGAAAACATTTAGTTTAGACACAGCACAGGTTATAGAAGAAGCCTATGAACTTGCTGGTCTTGAGTTAAGAACAGGATATGATGCCAGGACTGCTAGAAGATCATTAAACATTATGTTTGCTGATTGGTCCAATCGTGGTATAAATCTTTGGACAGTAGAACAAGTTTCATTAGATTTTACTAATGGAACTTCTTCCTACACTTTAAACTCTTATGATGTTGACGTCCTAGAGGCTATAGTGCGTGTCTACGACAGCACAAGCAGTTCTACATACAGTGACATAACTTTAGAACGTATAAGTAGATCTGAATATTTAAACATACCAGATAAAACTTCTAAAGGTAGACCTTCTCAATATTTTGTAGAAAGAAAAGAAACGCCAGTTTTACACGTATACCCTACGCCAGATGACACTACAACTTATAAATTTATTAGTTACAGAGTACAAAGAATAGACGACATTACTGCTTCTACACAAGATCAAGAAGTACCTAGTCGATTTATACCCTGTATGTCTTTAGGATTAGCATATCAAATAGCATTAAAAAAGAATCCACAAAAGTCTCCGTTGTTAAAAATGGAGTATGAAGAAGCATTTAAAAGAGCTGCAGATGAAGACAGAGACAGAGCAAGTATAAAACTTACTCCGAGGATAGGGTACTAATGGCATACGCAAGAGGTAAAAACGCATACGGTATATGTGACATAAGTGGGTTTAGATATAAATTAAACACTATGAAAAGAACTTGGGATGGTTTGTTGGTTGGACCAGATATGTACGATCCTAAACATCCACAGCTTGAGCCAAAAAGAAATGTATCAGACCCAGAAGCATTACTTAATGCTAGACCAGATGTTAAGTCAACCATACATCTAGGAACAGTTTTAATAAAAAACCCAGTAAACAGTGCAGGAGTTAGTTCACCAATTATGTATGCTTTAAATAGCAATACCATAGGTTCCAGTTTTACAGGGCAACAAGCAACAGCAGAGCTTGGAGGAGTCAGTGTAACCACATGAGTTGGACTAATACTACATTAACTACAGCTATTAAAGAATATTTAGAGAATACAGAGTCGTCTTTTGTTTCAAACATCCCTAACTTTATAAAAGCAACAGAAGAAAAAATTTTAAAAAGTGTACAATTAGATGAATTTAAAAAGAATGTGACAGGCACAGGCACAGCTGATAACACATATTTAACTATGCCTACCGATTTTTTAGCTCCATTTAGTTTAGCAGTTATAGACGAAAACAATACGTACACTTTTTTAAAACTAAAACATGTGTCGTTTATAAGAGACTACACTCCAGTTGCTTCCACTACAGGAAGTCCACAATACTATGCTGAGTTTGATAGCGATACATTTATACTTGCACCAACACCTAACAGCAATTTTACATTTGAGTTACACTATTTCTACAGACCTCAATCCTTAACAGACAGTTCATCAACAACATGGATGTCAGAAAATGCAATAAATGCACTACTTTACGGAAGTCTAGCTGAAGGTGCTATGTATTTGAAAAATTTTGAATCAATACCAGTTTACGAACAACGTTTCCAAGAAGCTATTATGATGCTAAAAAATC